TTTACGCCCAGACGGCTGCCGACCGCACCGCCAGCCTGCTGACCCAGACCAACCAGGGAAGTCATCGAGTTTTCCAGGGAACACCGTCCGGAAGCGGCGTCACGAATCTGCTGGACACGATCACATCGAATACCATCGGCGACACTCTGGGCGGCTCCTCTGAGGTCATCCAGAAGGCGCTATTCGTTTCGGGCGATGGAACCCTGCTGACCTCGGCGGGAGGCGCATGGATCAAGAACAACATCGGCAACATAGCTGGGGCGTTTGCTGCCCAGGACTCTGAGAACCACTTCCCGGTTTTCACTACATGTTCGATTCAGGTCAACCTCAACTATACCGCTGCTGTCGAGCTTTCCGCCTGAGGTGCAGGGCTATGGCGATATCTAAGCGGGCAAAGGCGCGACTCAGGATAATGAGCGCAGCAGAGAAGGCAGCGGTCAAGAAATCCGCCAAACTCCTATTCGATACTGAGTTGATGGGCGTCAAGCGCATGCGCGAAATAGTGAGATGGGCCGAGAAGCGGTGAGATAATGCCCCTTCCAAATGCACAGGCGAAATCGCCTAGAGTGTACACACTCCTCAAGAACACCACGCTCGAGAACCTAACTGCCCCGGACCTCGCCCTGGTTGCCAATCCAATCAGCATAGAGCTCTTGAATGAGGACGAACTCAGGAGGCTTTGCCTGGTCGCCTTCGCGCGTATGGTAACTAAGGGATCATTCGACGGGTGGTTGTGATGCCTCTACCAGATGCCGACAAGCGTTCGCCCAGGGTCTACACCCTCCTGCAGAACCAAGACCTCGAGAATGTCACTGCTGACATCCTGGCTGACGTAGCTGATCCGATCAGCATAGAGGAAGCCAACGAGGATGAGCTCCGCCGTCTTTGCCTGGTCGCATTCGCCAGGATGGTCACGAAGGGATCGTTCGACGGTTGGCTGACCAGCGATGCCGGCGGCAACGAGTTCAACGGCGAGCTCGTTAGTTCAGCTGTACACGGGTCAACATACTTCCACATCACCAGCGGGCCCCCCTGGGGAACGGGTACGACTCAAGGACTGGTATTCAACAGCCAGGAAGTGTACTACTACCCGTTCTTGTCTCCAGTGTCATCGACACTAGACGAGCTCAAGCTATACATCAGCGTAGCCTCAACTACTGCGAATCTCCTCGTCGGGATCTACAGCGACAACGACGGGGTGCCTGGCACCCTCCTTGGCTATGTCACCCTGGACGTCACCAGTACCGGGTACATCTCATCGACCAGTTGGACTGGCGGCCCGCCCGATCTTGTAAGAGGAACCCAGTACTGGATAGGCTGGGTGCGAGATGCTGCTGAGTCAATGGCCTACTATAGCCAGAAGATAGCGCAGGCCACTGGCCTCGGGGTCTCAGCCGGACCCGCCTACGTCGGCTATACCTATCTCGATGTGAGTCATTCTCTCTCATTACCGGCCACTGTCGATGCGGCAGACATTGAAGCCTCGCAAACCGTCATGGTCCCTGATTTGGGGGTGAAGTTCGATTGATGTATCGCACTTGGAAGAAGACGACCGACGAGGGCGTCGAAGAAGGCGAGTTCGATGTGGACTGGGACTGGATCAGGAAACACCGCGATCAGTTCCTCGAGGAGACTGACTGGCGAGCTGTGAAAGACAGGACGATGAGCCAGGCATGGAAGGACTACCGCACATCGCTGCGAGACCTCCCCCAGGACCACGCCACGGCGAACGAAGCCTGCGATGCCTGGCCGGTGATGCCAGATGCCTGATGTCGATCACCATGACCTCGTCGACGAGAGCTTCCCCGAGCAACTGAAGCGCCTGGTCATCGACAACGCATTCGCCTTCGTCCTGGGCTGGCTCGTGGGCGGAGGCCACATCGCAGCTCTCCTCGGTGATCTGGCTGGTGCGTTCACATGACCAAGAAATCCCCGAACCAGGTAATCGAGGTCCGGGTCAGTCTCCAGGATAAACAGAGCCAGCAGCTAGACGCGATCATCGGGGCCTACCAGGTAGACAAAGTCAGCGAGTCGATCGACCAGATGCTCTCCTTCGAGAACTTCTACATCGGCATTACGCTTCTCGAGATCGCCACAGGAAAGGAAATCCTGTTCGGCACTCCTAACGACATCGGAGATATCATCAATGATGTCAGAGAGTGGTGGAAGGCCAACAAGAATGAGTTCGGCCCTGGGCTCTGGGCTTTCATCAAGAGACTGATCGAGAGAGCTCCGCTCACCCCCGCTCAAGAGGCAGCCATCGAACAGACTGCCACCCTCTACCAGGAGACGACACCAGGCATCAATCCTGCTACTGGGGAAACCTGGACATCAGTCGGGCAGATGTGGGCAGCCAGTTTCGGCGTCAGTATTCCCTAATCGGGGCCTTCAGGTACACCCTAAAGGGTCACAATTTCTCGATGTTGGGGATCTTCTCTCCCTTTTCCATCGCTGTGATGACCCTTTGAAGATGGCGAATGCTTTTCTCGCGGTCCAGGACGTCTCTCCAGAGCCCCTTGAGGTTGTGAGGGCCATGAGCGTCATAGAAGATGATCGCCTCGCTTAGTTGGGCACTCTTCTGACCATTCATCCAGCGTGAACGGATCTCGAAGGCTTCGGGGCTGAGGGTGGCGGAGATCAGCATTCTCATTTTTTCACCGTTTTTTCTGGAATCTGGAAATCATAAACATAGGTACAAATTAACCGTTATACTGCAAGCCTGCGTCCTGGGGGAAAAAAAATCGAATACCGGAAATCAAAGCACCACTTCCTCACGTAGCTGTCGACAGCATCGAGCGCACATTTGCCCTCTGCGATCTGCGCCTCCAGTCCATCGCAACTCTCGATGGCATCGGTGACAGACGTATCTCTCTCCGCAGCCCATCACGGAATCCCCCCGCTCATTCGACCAGCTCCATCTCATCTATCCACCCTGGCACCAGGTCAGCCATGAGCTTCAACATCTTCACCAGATGCAGCTCTTGGACTACGAAGACTCGTCCTTCACACTGTTCAAACAGAGGCATTGATCGAGTCATCAATTCGGCCACCATCGGTTCGATGCGATCCCAGTCGGCTTCTGTTCCGATGGGCCTAGGTATGAACCAGTCTTTTCCTGTTGGAGTGTCGTCTATTTCCTTCATCTTTATCCCCGGTGGAGAGCAGGCTCATCGGGAGTTGGATGCACCATTCTCGCCTGCCCTCCGATTTCTGAGAGCAAGTCCCCCTAAATATAATATTCGTTCCGATGAGTCACGGAGCACCAACTTCAAAGGAACGACGGCCCCTTGTACGGACCAGTGGTGCGGCGTGCACCGACAGACGCAGGGTTGGGGCGAAGCGAATAGGCTCTGGTCCGACCCTCTGCGACAGGATTATGGGGTGACGAGGCCGCTATCAGGACGGCAACAGGAAGGTATCACGACATGGTAGGGATTGAGTTCACTGTTTTAGCCATTTTGAACCTGATTCTGGTCGGTCTGGTGCTCGCCCTGGCTGTCTGGATCAGGAAAGTCGTGGAGATCAATATGGCTCAGCTCGATGCCAACCTGGCACAAGCTCTGAAATCGACTGTAACGGAGCTAACCGAAGGCGGCTTGGCTGGATTCGAGCCGGTCAACCCGGTTCAGGCTGCAGTGGCACAGTGGATCGCGTCGATGGCTACGCAGAACGCCAATACGATAACGGCGAGCATAGTGGAGCGCGCAGCAGACGGTACCTTCTCCAGTCTACCCGATCAGGCACCGTGATAACTATTAGCGACCTTTTCTAACATCTGTCCCGATGGCGCGTAGAAAGGCGAAGAGGAAGCGATCTCGGAAGAGAGGATTCAGCGTCATTTCTGGAATTGAAAGCTACGCGTATGCCTCAGTGCTAACCGAAGCGTTCGCAGGAACAACGCCTTTTTCGTTCATCACCGGAAAGGCGGATGTCACCACGGGCACCTACAACCTAGCTGCATACGAATCAGGCGCATCTACCGGAGCTACCCTGGGCGTGGATCAGATCAGCCTGGGCGACATAGCCAAGCGCCCCGACCTCTCCTTCGAGGTAATGAAAATCAACATAGAGAAGAATTGGATGGGCGCTGTCGGCAAATCGATCGGCATCGGGATCACCTTCCGCCTTTTGAGATCCCTTTTGAGGCGTCCTATAGCCAACGTCAACCGCAATATTTTCACTCCCTTGCTTGGTAAGGGCACCGTGAGGCTCTGAACATGGCGACAAACACGGTAGAAGGAATACTTCTCATGGTGGACGGCTCGACCGTGCCCCTCGAACTCGATGTCGTCGAGGGCACAGAAACCGAGATCACCACTCGGACCGCTTCACCAGGGGGAACAGTTTCGGCTCTAAGTGCTGGAGACTTCGCACCAAACAAGACGGTGTACGCCGCTTCTATCCAAGCCGACAATGGAGTGAGTTTCGCGTACATTTTGTCTCGCGGCCAAGTTGCGGCAATCCTGCCCGTGTGTGTGAAGGGAGTCTCCAACGCGACTCAAACCCTCGCTGGGGGCAACTACACCCTCAGACCCGGCGATGCCGTCCAGGTGCTCACCCTGACTGCCAGCGCGCGCAATACCGCCGTGTGCATCGGCACTACCCAGGGCGGCCTCGGCAGTCAAAGAATCTTCATCCACACCCCGTCCGGAGCGGCCACCGGGGAATACGTCGATCTGCAAACTTCGAATTCGTTGGGAGACAGCTATCCCACTGGAACTAAGATAGCCTGGGCCTATGCGACTTCCATTGACGGGGCCAAGGTCGAGACTCCCGGCGCGATGGTCGTGGATGCCCTCGGAAACGTCGCGGGCGCAATGGCCCTCTCCAATCCTGCAACAGTGCAACCCGGCTTCACCAATGCATACGGAATCGAGGTTAAGCTTGGAACTAAGATGTACATTGTCACAAACGCATGAGGTGAAGGCGTGGCAATCTCCAAGAGAGCGAAGCAGCGATTCAAGCTGATGTCCGCTAGCGAGAAGGCTGCGGTCAGAAAGGCGGCCAAACTGCTCTACGATACCGAGCTCATGGGGATCAAGCGGGCCAGAGAGATCAACCGCCTGTCGAGGAAGAGCTACAACTGAGGCGGGGAGCGTGCTCGTACCTGACGACTGGGGTGGGACACCGCCGAGACCCGGAGTCAACGGCCAGCAGGTCAGCCCCGGTAATGCTGGGGCGGTCGCAGTCTCTGGTAACGGATGGTGGCGGGTCCTCGCTGGTCTAGTGGTGGGGTTCTAATGCCGCTCCCAGATGCCCCTAAGGAATCCCCGCGCGTGTACAGATTACTCAAGAACAAGTCCCTAGAGGCCGGAGATGGAGCTACACAGATACAATTCAGCGACATCGAGGGCGTTGGCGATCCCATTACGATCGAGATGCTCAATGAAGATGAGCTGAGAAGGCTCATTCTCGTCAATTTGGCCCGCCTCAGTGTCAAATCCAACTGGCTGGGATTACTAGGGTGATTATGTGCCGCTCCCAGATGCCAACAAGCGCTCGCCGAGGGTCTACACCAACCTTCAGAACACCGACCTTGCTAACGTCACCTTCACCAACGTGGAAGCTACTGGCGACCCCATCCTGATCGAGGAAGCCAACGAGGATGAACTCCGGAGAATTGTGCTGGTGAACTTGGCGAGAATGTGTGTCGCCGGCGAGTGGACGGGTCTTCTCGAAGCTGGGGGCGGCGGCATGGATCAGGTCGCCGTGCTCCCAGCAGCGAGCTCGAAATACTACTCCGTTTCACAGTCTGCGCCCTGGGGATCGCTGGGTCCAGCAACAGGCACCGATGTAATCAACTACAACAACCCGGTTTACTTTCCGTTTGTCTGTCCTAACGACGGCGACGTGGCAGGTCTGAGCATCAACCTGACTTCGGCTGCTGGAAGCGGAGTCAACTTCCTTGCTGGAATCTACAGCTCTAGCGACGGACTACCCAACGCCCTCCTTGGCTCGGTGACGATGGACATGAACGTCGGCACCGGTAATATCAGGAATACAAGCTTCAGCAGCACCGTCACTCTCGTCCGCGGGACGACCTACTGGATGGGCTGGACTCGATCAACATTCGTTGCTTTCACCCTGTCAACTGTGGACTTCAGCTCGGTGGCAGGGCTGGGACCGACGAAGGATGTAGAGAACAGCTACTCATCCGTACTCGAGGAAACGGGAACGAACAACACGCTTCCCGCAACAGTCACACCCGCCAATCTGTTGCCAACGGACGAAGAACGGGTGATGTTCAATTTGGACTGGTGAATATGAATCGGACGATAACGACTTATCACGGTGCCGAGTTAATCGAGGTAGAAGAGTTCGATGTCTCATGGAGTCAGGTCCGAAGAAAGAGGAACGCTGCTTTGGCTCGATCCGACTGGCGCGCTCTGAAGGATGTGACACTGACAACCCCGTGGCGTGACTATCGCCAGTCGTTGCGCGATCTCGGCGGCTTCGATAGCGCCAACGATGCCGCCGATGCATGGCCGGTGATGCCGGATGCCTGAGGACCATGAGCACGTCGACGAGAGCGTCCTCGAGCAGATGAAGCGGCTCGTGCTGGATAACATAGCTGCGTTTCTCGCGGGCTGGATTCTCGGAATGGGACTAGGACGCCAATTGTGGGACTCGATGACGGGGGTGATGTGATTCCGAAGAAGGCCCCCGAAGTTGTCTACGAGGTGAGATTTTCATTGCAGGATCGAGAGAAGGAAATGGCCGAGCAGCTACTCACCGCTTTGACGTTCAACAAGATAGCGACCCCTCTGGTCGCGGTGTTGAAGGATAAGACTGCGATAGCGGCCTTGCTGACCTTGATTGCTGCCGTCATCGGATTCATCTTCCTCGCGGACGAGAATTTGAGCGTGGCCGGGTTGATTGACCAATTTTTCACACAGCATCAGCAGGCCATTGCGTCTGGTGCCCTCGTTGGGGTCGGTGGGCTCTCCCTCGGCTCTGCAATCAGCTTCTTTCTAGGGCTGTTCCCTGAAGAGTCCTGAATCGGAGCCTCTAGGTACACCCTAAAGGGTCAATCTGTCGATTTCTGCTGTTAGAGCTTGCAGATGCTTCTCAAGGCCTGCGTAGTTCTTCCTGAGGTCCTCATTCACCCGCCAGAGCCCCTTCAGGTTGTTCGGTCCGTGCTCGTTGTAGAAGATGATGGCTTCAGTGACTCCCTCGCTCTTCTGACGCTCCCCCCAACGTGACCTAATCGCCCATGCTTCCTGCGAGATGGTGGCCGATATCAGAATCTTCGGATCGGTCATTGAACCAGCCCCTCGCGTAGTTGGCGGCAGCACCGACCGCACATTGAACTTCTCTTTCCAGTATTCGTCCTTCTCAACTCTCGTTGACAACGGAAGCAGACGTATCTAGATCCACAATAGACCATTCAATCAGCCTCCATCAGAGCTATGCGAAGCATCATCCTACAGTGAGGGCACTGGATCAGGCGGCTGTTAGACTTCCAGAGGGCCTGTGTATCGTCAACGGCCTTCATTCAAAGAACCTCCAAACCATTCCTTTGGAGACTCTGAACTTCCCGCCTTTGGGGTAGGTCCGCTTCACCTGTACCCAATCCTCCGTCAGTCGGATCCGGTAGCTCATTCTATTCACCTTCTCAACAATACCCA